ACCACAGCAGGTTATAATAGAAAGGCAGTAGAAGTCTTTTACAATGGATCTGGTGGATTCCAAATATGTTGGTATGATTTCTTCTCGTTTGGAGAAATTTAAAAAAGTTAAAGCAGATCTATATAATTTCCGTTGCCCAATTTGTGGGGACTCTCAGAAAAACAAAAATAAGACACGGGGATATATCTACCAGGTCAAAAATAATACAAACTTCAAGTGCCATAACTGTGGTGCCAGCATGTCTTTCAATAACTTCTTGAAGAAGATGGATACTGTCATGCACAAGCAGTACACTCTTGAGAAGTTTAAAGAAGGGCATACTGGTAAGAACTTTGTTGTGAAAGAACCAAAGTTTGAATTTAAGAAACCGGTTTTTGTAAAAAAGATTGATCTACCAAAAGCATCTTCAAATCCTTTTGCCAAAAGATATTTGGAAAAACGACAGGTAGATCCCGATAAGTTTTACTATGCCGAAAAGTTTAAGACTTGGACGAATACTCAAAAAAAGACTTTTGATTATATCGGCAGAGATGAACCTCGTATCATTATTCCTCTCTATGATGAGCATAAGAACATGATAGGTTTTCAGGGGAGAGCACTAGATAAATCTCCTAATAAATATATCACCATTATGATTCAGGAGGATGCGCCAAAGATATATGGACTGGAAACAATCGATACAAAACTACCGATCTACGTGGTCGAAGGACCCTTTGACAGCACTTTCATCAGTAATAGTGTGGCTCTGTGTGGCAGTGACGGTGACTTGGGTTATCTTGAGGGAAGCAACACGATTCTTGTTTACGATAACGAGCCCCGCAATAGAGAAATTGTCAAACGAATTGAGCAGTGTATTGACAGAAATCAGAGAGTCGTCATCTGGCCAAGCAACATAGTGGAAAAAGACATTAATGACATGGTCCTCTCTGGACATCATGTTGAAGATGTGTTAGAATCAAATACCTATCACGGTTTAGAAGCAAAAATTAAATTTAACAATTGGAAAAAAATATGACCAACGGCACAAAAGTAGTCAAGAGAAATGGCACAACAGAACCTCTTGATTTGAATAAACTCCATAAGATGGTGGATGAGGCATGTAAAGATCTTGCCGGAGTTTCTGCAAGTCAGGTTGAAATTCAATCTGGTATTCAGTTTTATGATGGTGTTTCTACGGCAGAGATTCAGGAGATTCTAATTCGCTCTGCCAGTGATTTGATTGACTTGGATCATCCTAATTATCAATTTGTTGCGGCACGTCTTCTTTTATTTGCGCTTCGTAAGCAGTTATTTGGGAGAATGCACGAAGCACCAACTATTAAAAATCATGTTATCAGTTGTATAGAAAGAGGTGTTTATGATCCTGAAATTTTAAATCTTTATACTGATGAGGAGTTTGAAAAACTCCAATCTATGATTGATCATGATCGTGATTATTTGTTCACATATGCCGGATTACGGCAAGTTGTAGATAAATACCTAGTACAGGATAGGAGTACTGGAGCACTTTTTGAAACGCCACAGTTCATGTATATTTTGATTGCGGCAACTATCTTCTCCAAGTATCCTAAAGAAACAAGATTAGAATACGTCAGGAAGTATTATGATGCAATCTCCAGACACAAAATCAACATTCCCACACCTATCATGGCAGGAGTGCGAACTCCACTTCGACAATATGCTAGCTGTGTTCTTGTTGATGTTGATGACTCCCTCGATTCTATCTTTAGCTCTGATATGGCAATTGGCAAATACGTTGCACAAAGAGCGGGAATCGGTATCAACGCGGGTAGAATCCGTGGCATCAACAGTAAAATCAGAGGCGGAGAAGTTCAACACACAGGTGTTGTACCATTCCTTAAAAAGTTTGAATCGACTGTCCGCTGCTGTACACAGAATGGAATTCGTGGTGGCTCAGCGACTGTCCACTTCCCAATCTGGCACCAAGAAATCAGAGACATCATCGTCCTGAAAAATAATAAAGGAACAGAAGATAATAGGGTAAGAAAACTTGACTACTCCATCCAGATTTCAAAACTTTTCTATGAGCGTTTCATCCAGAATGGAGAAATTAGCTTGTTCTCACCGCATGACGTACCAGGTCTGTATGATGCTTTTGGTACTGATGCATTTGATGCTCGCTATGTGGGTTATGAACAGGATCAGTCTGTTCCAAGAACGACTGTTGGAGCACAAGAACTTTTTCTGGACATCTTGAAAGAGAGAGCAGAAACTGGTAGACTGTATATCATGAATATTGATCACTGTAACAGCCACTCTTCCTTTACCGATAAGGTTGAGATGAGTAACCTGTGTCAAGAGATCACTCTTCCTACCAAACCACTGAACCACATTGATGATGAAAATGGGGAAATTGCTCTCTGTATCCTTTCTGCTATTAATATTGGTAAAATTAGGGGCACTGAGGATCTTGAAAGCCTCTGTGATCTTGCTGTTAGGAGTCTTGATGAACTTATTGATTTTCAAGGATATCCCATCAGAGCAGCAGAAATCGCCACCAGGGCACGTCGTTCACTTGGAATAGGTTATATTGGTCTGGCACATTATCTTGCCAAGCACGGTGCCGCTTATCAGGATCCTGAGGCATGGAAACTGGTTCATGATCTTACTGAGGCATTCCAATATTATTTGATTCGTGCTACAGTAGATCTTGCTAAAGAGAAAGGTGCCTGTGAGTATAGTGGCCGAACAAAATATGGTCAGGGAGTTCTTCCGATTGATACATATAAGAAGGATGTAGATGAAATCGTACCGAATGAGCTTCACTATGATTGGGAGTGTCTTAGAGACGATGTCATCCGATATGGAGTACGGAACTCAACATTGTCCGCACAAATGCCTTCAGAGAGCAGTTCCGTTGTGTCAAATGCCACAAATGGAATCGAACCACCTAGAGCGTACTTGTCCACTAAAAAGAGCAAAAAGGGAACCCTTAAGCAGGTTGTTCCACAATACACAACTCTTAAAAACAATTATACGCTTCTTTGGGATATGGAGTCCAATAATGGTTATATTAATATTGTTGCTGTGATGCAAAAGTTCTTTGATCAGGCAATTTCTGGAAACTGGAGCTACAATCCCCAAAATTATGATAATAATGAAGTTCCTGTTTCAGTGATGGCACAAGATTTACTTAAAACATATAAGTATGGATGGAAGACTTCTTATTATCAAAATACATATGATAATAAGAATGACGAACTTGAAGAACAAAAATCAGAATTAGAAAGTTTAATTAGTCAATTAGAAACCGCCGAGGAGGAAGACTGTGAGTCTTGTAAAATTTAAGAAAGATTCAGTGGACAACAAAAATACAACGGTCAGTCAAATGACCGTCTTCAATCCAGAACAAGTTGATAGAAAGAAACAACCCATGTTTTTTGGAAAACCTTTGGGAGTTCAAAGATATGATTCGTACAAGTATCCAGTTTTTGATAAATTGACGACTCAACAACTTGGATACTTCTGGAGACCAGAAGAAGTATCATTACAGAAAGACCGTGCGGACTATCAGACACTACGCCCAGAGCAGAAGCACATTTTTACCAGTAATCTTAAATACCAGATTATGCTGGATTCTGTACAAGGGCGCGGTCCTGGGATGGCTTTTATCCCTTACTGCTCACTACCTGAATTAGAAGCATGTATGGAGGTCTGGGGATTTATGGAAATGATCCACAGTCGTTCATATACATATCTCATTAAGAATGTTTATTCAGATCCTTCGGAGGTATTTGATACCATTCTGACTGATGATCGTATTCTTGAACGTGCCACTAGTGTGACTGAGGCATATAATGATTTCATTAATTCAGCACATCATTATGATAGTAGTAATGATTGGAAGCACGCATTAGAAGAAGTCACCTATGCACAAGAATCAAGATATGAACTCAAGCGCAAACTCTATAGAGCAATTGCAAACGTTAATATTCTTGAAGGTATTCGCTTTTATGTCAGTTTCGCTTGTAGTTTTGCGTTTGGCGAACTCAAGCTTATGGAGGGAAGTGCAAAAATCATCTCATTGATTGCTAGAGATGAAAATCAGCATCTGGTAATTACCCAGAACATTCTAAATAAATGGAGAGACGGTGACGATTCAGATATGAAAAAGATCGCCAAGGAAGAAGAACCTTGGATGATTAATACGTTTATAAATGCCGTAAATCAGGAAAAACTTTGGGCAGAATATCTGTTTAAAGATGGATCTATGATTGGTTTGAATGATAAACTGCTTCAGCAGTATGTTGAATGGATTGCCAATCGTCGTATGAAAGCAATCGGTCTTAAACCAATCTATGACATTCCTGCAAAGAACAATCCACTTCCTTGGACAGAGCACTGGATTTCTTCTAAAGGACTCCAAGTTGCCCCACAAGAAACAGAAGTCGAATCCTACATCGTTGGAGGAATCAAACAAGATGTCAAAGGAGATACATTCGCTGGATTCTCATTATAATGAATATGAAGCATTTAAAGAAGATGCTTTGAGGGCATATAGAGAGGCAGCATTATCTGATTCCTATATGTTCGGTGAATATGATGGATATCAAGCATACAAGAGGGACGAGTAGTCCCTCTTTTTTTATAAATATTTTTATATGGATACAAAATAAAGAAAATGTCTCTGACTACAAGACAACTTAATGATTTCAAAAAAGTATGTGAGCAGTATGCTCAACCAGAAGAAATTATTGAAGAAGAACTCGTTCATGAAATCTGCGATGAACTAGTTGAAGAATTAGTTACGGAAGGTTACTCTGAAGAAGATGCTATCATTATTGTAGAAGATGCTGCTAATGATTATATTGATGAGGCAAAAGTAACTTTCGGGCATGATACCCAAGCAAAAAGAGCGTCTGGTGCTCCTGTAGGTGCCAGAAGAAGGTTTGCCATGAGGAAGGCAGGAGATGCCGTTAAAGCAGCAGGTAGTGCTGCTAAAGGTGCCATGGCAAAGGCAAAGAGCAAGGCAGCAGGTGCTGCTGTTGATGCTTCTCTTGCTTATGATTCTGCCAAGAAGAAGGCTGGTGAAGTTAAAAAAGCAGTCTCTGATGCCCCTACTAAAGTTGCAAGAGCAGCGGCAAGAGGCACCGAGAAGGTAGAGAAGAAGGTTAAGAGTGGTATTAAGGGGATGATTGGTAGAGCAGCAAAGAAAGTTGCTTCTAAGGCCGCAGGTGTTGCTAAGAGAATGAGTGAAGATGTAGAGGCACTCAAGGCATCTGGTAAGTTCTCTGAGAAGGAGATTGCTGCCATAGAAGAGGCAATGAGTTCTTATGATCGCAACCGTAAGAGAGCAGCACAAAGAGCAGCAGCAAGAAATGCCGCCAGAGATGCCGGTAAGACTGGTGTAGTTCCTGGTGTTGGTTATGTGTCTCCTAGAAGGGAGAGAGAGACATATGTTGACTCTGCAGGCACTACCAGACATAAGTCTGGGGCAAAGATGCCGAAAGACTGATATAATTCTTCAAGGGGGTTGACAACAACCCTCTTTTTTATTAGAATACCTTTGTTAGGGTTGATGGATATATAATAAGAGCTTAGACAATATGAATGGATTCATATGAAAACCCATGGATATATTTGGACAGACCTTTTACTGGGGATGATGTTCGGGACTTTTTTGGTTTTGTGTATAAAATTACCAATCTCGTCAACGGTCGATCATACATTGGAAGAAAGTATTTTTGGTCGTTCAGAACTCCACCAGGAAAAAAACGAAAAGTAAAACAAGAATCTGATTGGAAAAAATATTATGGTTCTTGTCCAGAATTAAAAGAAGACATCAAAAAGACTGGCAATAAAGTATTCTTTAAGAGAGAGATTCTTTCTCTACATAAAACAAAGGGAACTTGTAACTATGAAGAAACAAAACAGTTGTTCTTAAATAATGTCTTATCTGAGGCACTTGACAATGGTGCCCCGGCGTACTATAATAGCAACATTCTCGGACGCTACATGCGGAAAGATTATGGTAACTTTGGAAGACACTCTGAAAACGACTCATGACTGGGCAATTGACAGACTGCACACTCTTTGCGAAACCGAAACAGATGATGTGCTAAAATTAGTTGAAGATGCTTATTCGATTCAATGTGAGTTCGCAGAGTGGTTAGATCCGGATATTAAGGATCA